GTAAGAGCAAACTATACAACTGGCTTAAAATTTGCTAAGTGGTTAGGTTTAGAGGAAGAAGGATTAATGAAAAAATTTGGCTTTGATGGTTCAGATCAATATATGTATGCGAGGTTATTCTAATGAGTTGGCAAATGGCAGCAGTTGGAGCAATAGGTGCAGTAACAGCTTCACAACAAAATGCTTATGGTAAATTTAATGAATCTGTTAAAAATCGTAATGCTCTTGTTAAAGAACAAGAAGCTCAAATAATTGAAGATAAATTAGAATTAGACTTAGCTACTTTTAATAAAAAATTTGAAGAGCTTGAAGGTAATGTAATAGTTCAAACAGCTAAATCTGGAGTTACTGAAGGTGGAACAGCACAAAGAATAAAAATGGCTAATCTAAATAATGCTGAATTGGAAAGAGAAAAAATGAAATATGATGCAGAAATTGGTAAAGCAAGAGCTTTTGAAGAAGCAAACTTTGCTAGAATAGAAGGATCTATTGCAAGACAAGAATCTAAAATTGCAGCATTAAGAACATTAACAGGAGCAGGTACATCGTTATTAACAATGATGGGATAATTATGCCAAAGATACCTACATTTACATCTACTAGAAGTATAACTTCAGCAACACCAAGTGTTGAATCTAATGTTAGATTAAATTTAAACAATACTCCAGCTAGTGCATTACAACCAGTAAGTAAATATTTAGAACAAAGTTATATAGAAGAAAAAACTATTGAAGCGAATAATAGATCTAATGAATTATTAAATAGTTTTTATGAAGATAAAAAAGATGATGCAGGTAATGTCATTCAAAAAGGTTGGTTGACAATATCTAGTGAAGCAAAACAAAAAGATTCTCCAACTGAAGCATCACAGTATTATGATTCAGAAGTTAATAAACTTTATAATTATAGTAAAGCAAACAATCTTAAAAAATTAAATAACTTTGAAAAAAAAGCTGTTGATAGAAAGTTTTATGCAACATCTGGTTTATTAAAAACAAAAGTTATTTCAGAATCAAGAATTAATTTAATTAATAGAAATAAAGAGATTGATGATGATGCATGGACAAAAGATACTTTGCTCCTTAAAGAACTTGGAGTAAGTTACATAGAGCAGCACATGAAAAATACTGCTAATAGAATTAATAACAATCCAGCTTATGATGAGGGTACAGCAAAAAAATTAATCGAATCATATAATGAAAAAGGTATAGAATTTTTAGCAACATCTATGGCTAGTAATTCACCAATTCAATTTAAAAAAGCATTAAGTGAAGGAGCATTCGATCTTATTTCTGCTGAACAACAATTAAAATTGAGTGGAGTTGCAGATGGAGTTATTAAAGAACAAAAATTTTCAGCTTTACTTGCTCCTCTTGATATTCCTTTTGATGCTGATCCTAGAGATTTTGTTTTAGCCAATGAAGAAATTGCTAAAAAAACATTTGGTGGTAATGAAAACTTACAAGCTATTTATCAAAGTTTAACTGTTTCTGAAAGATCTGAGTTTGAAAAATCATATTTACAAAAAGCAAATCAAATTAAAGCAGATAGACAGCTTCAAATATTAACAGCAAATCAAATAGGAAAGTTTGAAGTAGCTCAAAAAACAAATGAAATCTTTAAAAATTTTGACAAAAGTCAAGGAACATATACTGAAAAATTACAAGAATTATTTCCAAATGATTCTGGAATAGTTGAACAATTAGTTGGCTACAATACTAAAGTTGGTAATGGAACTGCAAACAACATATCTAAGTTTGATGCTAATGATGACATAATGAAATTAATTGTTAGTGATAAAATTAATACAGCTTATGATAAATTTATTTTACCTGGAGAAACTACACCTCTTTCTATTTTTGAAAGAGTGGGAACACAACTAAATACCAATGATGTAAAATATTTAAACAATCTTCTTTCTATTTCTAATGAAGAAGGATTCAAAGAAAACCATACTAAGTTTTTTGAATTTATGAATTTATTTTCTTTAGAAGTTGCAGGTAGTGCTGCTTTAAAAGATTTAGATCCCAAGAGAGATGATAGATTAAGTCAGTTTAAATATATTATGTATAGCAGATATGTTCAAGGATTAAGAGAAGGTAAAACTTCAGATGAATTATTAAAAGCTGTTAAAGGAAATAAAAGTTTTATTGCTTATGATCTTTATAGATTTATACCAAGCATGGATGATGTTTATAAAAACATTAGAGACAATATAAAAGGTAATGAAGATTTACCAGAAATTCCAAATGAAAATAAAAAACCAACAAAAAAAGAATTAGAAGATCAACTTGGAAGAACTATTAGTATTTCAGAGTACAAAGAACTAACAAAAGGAAACTAATGGCTACATTAGCTGAAGAAATTAAAACTTTTAAAGAAGCAGGTTTTAGTTCAGAAGAAATAACTGAATGGAAAAAAGATCAAGTTAAAACTTTAAGCGAAGCAGGATTTACTACTCAAGAAATTGCAAAAGATTTAGGTCACAAAGAAATAAACCTAACACCCATTAGAAAGTTTTGGAGTAATATTATTAATCTTGGCAAAGAAGAAAATGAAAAAGCATACACAGAAATACAGCAATTAAATGCTCAAAATGATGACACTCCCTTTATTCAAAAACAAAAAGAAAAATTAGTAGGAGATATATTTGAACCTGGCAAGTATTGGAAAAGAGGATGGGATGGTGGTATCTGGGATCTTCATCAATCTTATGTCAATGATGAGCCTATGCCAGAAATATACACAACTGATAACCCAAAAGATACAGGTTTTTTAGAAAGAAACATTATGAATGTTTCAAGACTAGCAAAAGATTTACCTGTCTATGCTGCAGCTGCAATTCCTTTTGGTTTGGCTAGTAGAAATAAAGATGTTACTTTAGCAGGTAGTGCTTTTGTTGCAGGATCTTTAAGACAAACATATTTAGAAGCATTACAAAATGATGAAGTAAATGGATTTAATGAGTTCTTTAAAGTCTGGACAGAAGAAGGAATTAAAGCTGGAGCTACAGAAGCTGCACAACTTTTGGTAGCAACTAAATTGGGTGGTTTGTATAATAACCCATTAAAAAAAACTATTGCTAATGTAATAGGATTTGAAGGAACTGGAGCAATCATACACCAAGAAATGCCTAGCAAAGAACAATTACAGGATAGTGCTTTCTTGTTTAGTTTATTTAATTTTGGTAGTTCTGCAATTAATAAATCAAGACAAGCAATTATTAAAAACGACAGAACTTTGACAGAACTTGCTGAAGATACTGTTATTCATAAAACAATGATAGAAGATCTTCCAAGTAAAACAAACACTACCCCCAGACATTATGGTAATGAAAAAATTATAGAATATAAACCAGAAAAATTTAAAAAAGATTTAAAATTTGAAACTAAAGAAGAACAAATTATTTTTGATAAAACAAAATATTCAGAAAGAGTTCCAGAAAGAACTGTTGAAGGTTCATTAAATAAAGCAAAAGAAGTAAAAGATAAAAGTGTTACCAACCTTGTTGATAGACTTCATCCTATTAGAAAAATAGTAGAGCAAGTACAGAATATGAAAAACAATAAAGATGTTTTAAATGTTTATGAAACCTTTAGAACTTTACTTGGTGTTGAAAATATGGCAGGATCTTTTATAGAAAAAGGTACTTTTAATATTAAGCTAGTAACGAATGGTAAATCTTTTAAATCAATTATACAACCTTTGCTTAGTGATAAAATTGCAATACCCTTTCTTCCAGAAAAAATTCCCTTTAGTTTAAAAGCTAGAGATCTAAAAAATAGACAAACTTATGCAGAGTTTGGTAATTATGCTATTGCTAAAAGAGCTGTAGAAAAAGGTAAACAAAAAATAGAAACAGGAATACCTTTTGAGGTAGCTAAAAAAGTTGCAAACAATCCTAAGTTAATTAAAAAATATGAAAAAACTAGATTAGAATTAATTGAATACAATAAAAGATTATTAGAATATGCAAGAGACAAAGGCTTATTAACAAAAGAAACATTCAATGCTATGCTTGAAGCTAATAAGGATTACATTAGTTTTGCTAGAGTTATAGAACCTACTGCAAAAGGAGAAGCAAAACAAAGTGTATCTCCATTAAAAATGATGAAAGGATCTGAAAAAGATATAATAGATCCTATTGAAACAACTTATTCTAATACATTTGCTATTATAAAAAAAGCAGAAAGAAATTCTGCGATTGCAGAGTTTGTTACATTAATTGAATCTGGAAAAACAAAAGGTTTATTTCCAGACATAAATAAAAAAACTGTAATTAAATCAATAAAAATAGATATAAAAGAATTAGAATCTTTAGGAATTGATACTTCAAAACTATCAACTAAAGTAAAAGAAAATCTTCAAGTATTTAGAAAAGAGTTTGATAAAGTTGGAGAAGATTC